ATCCCCTTCTATATAATTAGCAGACATGCCCGGATCATACCCATAAGTAGATACGAACGTCTCAAAATCCTTCCTATCCATACGATTATAAAACAAAATATTTGGTCGTAGTAACCTTTGTAAACGCATCATAGCAATAGTAAACATTGGACTTAATATTGCATTTACCTCTTTTGGATAATGCACAATCGTTTGAACTGGTACAAAATCAAATAAAGTTGACGCCTCTGTCTTAACCTTAGGATTGTCCTTAAACATCAAACCGGCATGAGTAAGATCCATTGCCAACAAATCCTTTACTTGCGCCCCTCTCACAGCACTCAATCGAGATTTATCTACCCTACACATCCAATCTGCTAAAACATCAGTATCAGGCATTATAGGCTCATCACGGTACTGAAGTAATAATGAATCATATTCTGGCACCGCTCCATACTCTTTTAATACCCCAAATATTTCCAAGAAATTTTGTTCCCAATCACTCATAGGTTCATTAATATTAGTTCCAAAATTTCTTTTTAACAACGCTCGCATAGCCATTTGAACATTAGGAACAAAATGCTGTGGAGCATTAGTGCGCACATTAGACATCACTCGCTCATCATATAAAACGACCGACCTCTGCTGACCCATAGAAAAAGTTCCATCTGTAGATATGTTTAAAGGAGAAACCACCGACTGTAGCGACTCCAAATATTCATACGCAGTAGTACCCGGGTAGCACTGATCTATTCCACGTTGTAAATGAAATGCCACATCCTCATACATAGGTACCATATGCTCATCAACTGCAGATGATGCCACAGGAACTTGTATTTGCACGTTTTCCTCAGTAGGCACAGACAAATTTATTAAACACCCATTAGCTAAATTCATAGTTTCAGCCAACTCATTCACTTCTTCATTTTCCCGAAAATAAGTCTTCTTTATTGCCCCCAAAATAGTACCACCGCAAGCCACCTGTGGCACCTTACATAACAAAACATCCAAACCACTAGCACAATGATCAATATATGTTTGCACTTCAACACATGCTACTGGATCCCAAATCTCAAAATCATCATCCATAAGTCGCACACACATACGTTTTAAAGCATCCATAACCCACATACATGGATTATCCGGTATCATACCATATAACGCAGACATAATCGATACACCAATCATGCCAGCAGCCATAGCTTTCATAGAAGTATAATTATCCCTAAAGCTCCTAAAAAAAACCACCATAGCTATCAACTCCATCTCGTAAGCAGTATAATCTCTCTGTATTTCGATATTCCCAGTTTTCGAAATACACCTACCATTCCATCCAAATAAAGTACTATATACGTTCTCATAAGTTAACTTAGCTCCCTGTTGGCGGGCAAATAATTCCAAGTCTTCAAAAACTCTCTTCTTCACCATACATACTCGCTTAACTTTCTCCCCCTCAAACAATGCTGAAATAACTAACTTACCCTTATGCTCTTCCAACCACAATGGATGAGTCAGCATGGATCCTGGGCAACTCTCTTCTACCCGGAACATTTGATACGTCATAAATCCCTCAACTGTCTCGCCCCGTTCAATAACATACTTCACATCACCAAAGTCAATAACTTGTGTGTATCCAAAGCAACAATATTCATCTAACGTATACGTAGCCGAGCGCATAGCATCCATCCTATCAGTAACATGCACCTTATTACCCTCTCGAATTATGGTATGCCATCGCGACTTATATATACCCACAGTCAATACCTCGAGATGAAAAGGAACCACACCAACCACCTTATCACACCCAGTTAACCAACATACCCTCGCCAATTCGTCAAATGGCATATATACCGAAACATGATCAACTAACATCACATCCTTGATAACATTATCAACAATCTCAATCCTAACGTTATCTAACATCTTTCGACAGAAATCGGCAAAAGCAGACATTTTAACCTGTTTGGCAGCGGTAGCATTCGTATGAACACGACATTTAACAGCTAAAGCATCACGCTGAATCTCGTAACAATACGAAGAAAAAGCATCGTATACCGGCCTATACCAAGAAATATCACCTGTATAGCCATATAACGACCACGGATCATTTCCGATATACAACATGTTAAAACCACCACCCACCATACCCATAGCTCTCCGCAACATAAGTGATAGCATGGGATCACTATCAGTCCACCTGTTAACTTCAGTAAAACATATCTCGAACTCGGTGAACACACCAACCAAGTACTCCTGTTCATCCCTATCTAAAGAAGCCAAAGAATGCGCCCTAGACTTCACAATACGTTTCTTCTTAACCACAACATCCCTATCGTCGGACATGAACTTATCCAACGCATCTTTCAACTGCGCACTAAAACTATCATACGCAGACCGATCAATAACATCGTGCACAGCTAATTCAATAGCTCGTTCAGTTTGTAATGCCATAACAATATGTAAGATAACGTGTGTCAATTTAATGTAAGTAAGTGTAGGTTATTGTAGTGTTGGAAATTTGGAATTCAGC